AGGTTGAGCACGGTAGTGATTCGAGCACCTGACAATTCGGCGCTCACGTTTAGTTCGTTCATGTAGGTTTGTGACAATAGGTAGAACTGGTCAGCGCAATACACGGTTACGGTGTCCAAACCGCCTAAAGCAAAGTTGTAGTCATAGTTCACGACATAGCCCGAGAACAAGTATTCAGGGTCACCAGCAAGGTCGTAACGGATGAGCTGCACTTTGCGCATCGGTGCAAGACCAGGCTTAGATTGCGGTGTGTCGTAAAACGGGCTATTGTCGTCAAAAGGGTTAAAAATGCCGTCCACGTCGCGAATCGTAAATGTCATCGTGCCAGCGCTGAACTGATCGCCAACATCTCGACGACCGCGCCTGACCATTACGTTTGTGCAATCAGCCAGTACGTCGGCATATTCGGTGTTGCCGTCAAGCACAAAAAACGTGTTGTCAAGAACACCTGATGTCACGTTGTCAAGCGTGAACGTGTTAACAATAAACCCTGTTTCTATTTGCAGGTCATAGTTGCCTGACTCAACAACAGCGACGCCTGGCATTAGGCAATGTTCAGAGCCAACGGCCCTGCACTCCGTGAGTAGGCGCGCAAAGCGTTAACAACAGATTCACCTATTTCGGCGCTTGTGGCAATGCCGCCTGTGACGTTGATTGTGACGTTTCCGCCGCCACGGTTGTATTGGTCTAATGGGATGATGGCTTCTGGGCCTGCTTCGCCGACCATGCCGATCATTGGTGATGTGACAATGCCACCTTCGGCAAAACGTTCAATGCCAAAACGACCAGGGTTAGGTCGTGGTAATTCACCACCACCGCCGCCACCACCGCCACCACCGCCACCACCGCCGATGCTTGGTATTTCAATTGTTGGTGCTTTTGGAATGTTTGGCAGTAAAGGTATTGCATTAAATACACCGATAATTGCGTTTACCACGGCGACCGCAGCATTGACCATGCCCTCAAAAAATCCAATAATGCCGTTGACTATTGTGTTTACTCCGTCGCGAAACCACTCAAATTTGTTGTAGGCAGTAACCAAACCGACAACGAGCAAAGCAACGCCGGCAGCGATCAGGCTGAATGGGTTAAGTGCCATAGCGACGTTAGTGACAACGATTGCGGCAGCGACCGCGCCAATGGCTCCAGCGATTGCCAAAAACGCTTGCGGGTTGTCTTGAGCCCATGCAGCAAACTTGTTCAGGATTGGAAGCACAGCCTCGACAATTGGAAGCAAAGCCGCGCCAATTGATTCGGATGTTTCGCCAATGGAGTTTTTTAGGATTGCCATTTTGCCTGCAGCGGTTTCTGCTGCTGCGGCAGTTGAACCGCCAAACGTGTCCCCAAGCACATCCATGACTTCGTTAAGGCTTGCGCCGTCTTTTATCATGGTTGCCATCTCTGGAGACAATGTGCGAAGTGCCTTAAAGTTGCCTTGATAAGCCTTAGCAAGCGCCTCAGAAACCGTCGTGGAGTCCATTGATAACGCTGTGCTGATGTCCATGACAAGGTTCATGTCCTTCATGGCAACACGAACATCTTTAGTACCACGCGTCAAGGCTTCTAATGCTTTGCGGTAATCCGTGTCGGCAATACCAGACGCTCGACTCATCGCTGAAATTTGGTCTTCAACTTCTGCTATCTGTTTTTTGGTTGCGCCCGTAACATTCGTCAGAGTTAGCGCCAAAGCCGCTTGTTCTTTTTGGTCTTCCATTGCCGCTTTAGTTGCACTACCAAGCGCAGCCGCCAAACCAGCCAACGCTGCAGCTGCCGGGACAGCCGCCTTTTTGATTGCAAACTGGGCTTTTTCCGATGTTGTTTCCAGTTGCTCAAACTGCTTAATAGCCTTGCTGATGCCTTTGCCGTCAAACTCGCTGATGATCGGGATGTTGATTGCCATTATGCGGTCTCTCTGTTTGCTTCATCCATGACGCGCTTGACTAACTTCTCCATCTCGGACATGACATCGCCTTCGCGTTGCTCGTACGCTTTCCACATTACTCGCGAACTACGGCCATAGCGTGCAGTTAGCGCCCGGCCAAGCCTGCCATCCATTGATGTGTCGAACATGGTGCCAGTAGCGCCCTGCCATTGAATAACAAACGTTCCAACATTGCTTTTGTTTCCCGCGTATTCTTTGATGTTTCTTGTATTGATTTTGGCAGCAATTTTCTGCTTAAAACCTGGCACCCATGGCAGCATTTTGAACCCTGACTTGGTTGACCAGTTGCGCGCCATACCAGATAACGGTGCATTAGACGGGACAAGATTGTTGGCATCGTCAATAACAGGCTGAACAATCTTTTTATAATCCTTAGTGATTTCACGACGCAAAGATTTATCAATCTTGTTAAGCGTCTTTAAGGCATCCTTGAGCCCGACGACCTCAACTTTGGTTGATACTGAATCCACGTCATCTCCGTTTTTTGTTTGCCTCGTTAAGCACTTTAATGACCGTGATCAAATCTTTTGAGTCAAACACAATGTCGCTGGGCCACCAACCGACCGCGACCAACACTTCTGCTAATTGGCGACGGTAGGTGCCGCGTCCGTAGGGTTTGTATCGGTTTCATCCAGTACCGGCATGATGTCGATGTCAGGGTTTTTGCTAAGCCATTCGCGCCAGCTGTCACCAACTTGTTCGCCTTTGATTTTAAGGATGGTGTGCATCCAACAGGCGTAATCCGAGTACAACGGGTTTGCTGATAGTTGCTGAATGTTGCGACGCTCTAAGCGTTCCCATTCTGTAACTACAAACAAGTTTGTGTAGTAATACTCGGGCTCGCCGTTTGGCGTGCGGGTTAACTTGAGTTTGATTTTCATTTGTTCTCCTATGTCGGCTTGGAGCCGTTATTTATACGGTGACGTCAACGCTGTATGTGCCGCCCTGAAATTCAATGTCCCATTGCGAAAGCTCTCCAAGAGAGGCATTGATGACAGGTATGCTTGAAAGATAAGTATCACTTAAAATGAACCCTGGATTAGTTGCACCATCGGCGGCAACAGTTGGGTTTACTTTTACGAAGCACTTGGTGCCGAGCAATGCGCTTAAAACGCTATAAGTTTCTGAAGCTGCGTAACTGGCAAAAACCGTAATGGTCAAACTATTTGAGTAAAGGCCCGCCGTCATGGTGCGGGATGTCGAACCGAACGCCGTATCTTCCAGAGCTTCCGCAGTAACCGTCAAAGTTGCCGAAACCACGTTGTCGGTAATTTCAGCGATGCCAGCAAGAGTTGCTCCGACTTGGACTTTTGGGTTTGAGAGATAAGTACTTGTTGCCATGATTGCTCCTTAAGTTCTGTTCTGATAGTAGATGATTTATGTTGCTTAGTTGTGGATTATGCGGTTTGGGCTTGGATGGCACAGTCAAGGTCGTAGCACGGGTATAGCGCGCCACCAATTTCAAGGCTTGACGGACGGCCAGCCATAACAATAATTGACGAGCCAAGCACGGTTGCCACGATACTCAAGATCGAGCGAAGTACCGGCAGACCTGCAGGCCCAGAGCCAATCACTTTGACAGGGAACTCAAGCCGAACAATGTTCCCGTTGCCAAATGCGGTGGTGAAATTCGGTGCATCCAAATAAACGCAATTAGGCGCAAGTTTGGTTGGGTCGTTTACAACGCGCAAAGAAGTAACCGCGGTAAGCGTCGCGGTGACGTCATCAATTGCTTCGTTAAACAGGTCGGTGTAAGCCATTAGGCAACCGCTGGACGAGGAATACCCAAGAGCTGCTTCACGATCGGGGTCAGGCTTTGCTGTGGTGCTGAACCCATGCCGTCAAACGTGGCGTAGGTTGCCTCTATTGAGCCCCTCGAGCGCCACAGAGCAGCGCAATACATCAACGTGCCCAATGTTGCATCTCCACCAGGTGAAGTCGTTAAGGAGTCGATATAGCCCGACTCTTGACGCCTGCGATAACAGAACTGATTACCAGCTGACACAGATTGCGTGAGCAACGTGTAATCATCCGATGGGTTAGTGATCGTGATGCCAATGTAGGTCATCAGTTGCGCGGCAGTCACCCACGTGCACACAGGGTCATTGGCAACGGTGCCAGACGCGGCGACACGTGATACATCGTCAGCGGTCTTGGCGTATAGCACCTGATCGGCAATCGGTATTTGATAGTCGTAAAGCAGATCGCCCTGTGTATCAATGCCAACAAACAAATACTGTGGCAATGCGCGC